CATCGCATAGTACTTCAATTCTAGTAGCGGCTGTAATACCACCAATTTCTACCTGTACTTTGAATTTAGGCTCAGTAGCAGTACCGATGTTACTAAGCATGTTAGCTAAGATACCGCCGGTATTGTTAGTACCAGTTCTTAGATATGCGGTTAGAGAACCTGAAACTGCACGGGTACCGGTATAGTAACCGATAGCCTGATTTACTACACCAATATTTGCGGGCACAACATAATTGATGTTGTTAGCAATAGTGATGTTACCACCAGTTAGTGCTACAGTATATGAAGTACCGGCAATACCGCCAATGTTGCTCTTTACTGTAGTAGTAGATAGCTTGTTAGTGATATAGTTAGTAGTGAATAGGTTCTTACCTTTAACAGTACCGTTTAATCCACCGCTTATATTCCAGTCATTACCAGAAGGAGCAAACGATGCGTTAGTGGCCAGCTGGTTAAGCTTAGTACCTTTACCAGACCAAGCAATAGTAGCAATACCGTCTAGACCGAAGTCGATTGACGCCTGATCCATGGCGCAGTTATCGACAGTGTATGTTACACCGTCAACCTGGAAAATCATACCAAACTTCAGTAGTTGGTTCTTGTTAGAAGTAGCTGAAGTAATTGATGAATAAGCAGGAGCTGCTGAGGGGGCGATATCAGTGTCTGAAGCTACAGCAGTATGCTCGTTCCATGCAGTTTTACTAAATGATACAACACCAGAAATACCCCAGTTAGCTGCAGTAGCTACAGCAGTAGGTAACACTACATAGTTAGCTGTAATTGTAGTAGCGGAGATACTAACAATCTTCATAGGAGCATTCCACTGCGAAGCCTTGTCCCCTACGACACCGCGTACAGTTACTACATCGTCTACTTTTAGGCCCGTGGCGGTAATTGTTGTAGCACTTAACGTTAGTAGTCCAGTGACATGCGTAACAGTTAAAGTACCTGTATAAGCTAACGAGATGGGGGTGGCTGTAGTTGCTACATCTGTAAATAGCGCGTTCCACAGAACAGCTTCATCTGCCTTAACAGTGGTTGCCGAGAATGGACGTGCGTATGTAGATAGTGAGAACTCTGCGGCATTTAAGCTAGTGTTAAATGAGCGCTGACCACGAACGGGAGCTGATCCAGCTTCACTAATAGTGATAGCGTCTGAATTAGTACCTTGTGAGAATGTAAATCCATCAAGAACAGTAAGTTCTTGAGTATTAGCAGTAGTAAAGCCCGATGCTAATACTGCTCCTGTGTTAGCATCTACGTTAGTAGTAAAAACAACCTTACTATTACGTACAAGATTGAATGTTGCCATGTCTATCCTTTATTTTATACATGTCATTTTACACTGACTAGATTATTATCTGTATTGGTAAGCTGACATAATTATTCTATACTAAGAGGTATAGAAACTCATTACATTATTTGGTAGCGAATAAGCAGATTCATCTCTCCCACCGCATACGGTGATAATAAACCTTCATCAGTTGTAATAGATATAACTGATATTTCCGAAGTACCGAAGTTATTAGCGCTATCATATACTATAACTCCTAGTGTACTGTCTAAGACATTTTCTATGTCTTCCAGTAGTTCTTCTAGACTAGTTTGGGCTTCTTCGCCCTTGCAGTACACTTTAAGAGAAACATTTAAAAATCCCCAAGCAAAACCTGCGGGATGATATTCTCTTGATTCAGGTCCGGCCACTACGTATATCGAACTAAAATCAGATACTTCATCCCAGAATTTAAGTTTAGCGTAAGCATTTCCGAATATATTAGTTTTATATGGGCCTGTCCCATCAATTACTTTTAATTTTTCAGCAATAGCTTTTACTATGCTTGTTCTTCGTGACATATTTTCCACCCCTTATGAGACTTTCTATGTCCGTTTAATACCTCTGTTAGATGGTTACCGGCTAGGTCGTGAGTTCTAGCAAACTTATAAGCATTATCTACAGTATAAACATTCCCGTATGGGTCTCTTATTTTAGGATACTGTATACCCTGAGATTTAGCACTTAGTTTATTTGATATAATACTAGACCCTTTTGATCTAGTACCAATCTGCTCTATCAATATATTATATTTTTCAGGATATTCTTCACGTAACCAAGAATGAAGTTTAGCACAAGATATATTAGAGATAACACTAACAGATACTTTGGTATTTTCACTTATCTGTTTAAAACTAAGTTCTGGGCTATTAACTAACAGATCGAATACACGAAGTATCTGTACTTTTGAATACTTAGCATTACCAGACTCTGGTCCTTTAGCTGAAGTAGGTGCTTGATTAGCATAACTATAAATATTAAACCCGTTATTAACGGAGTCGAATATTCCTATAGACTCGTCTTCATATTCATCAAGCTCATCAATTCTACACTCTACTAGTATATTCAGTGTTGGTTTACCATATAACTTGTATGCCTCATTTAACTTATAATTAGCTAAATTATTATGCATACTATGTAGGTGCTGTAAAAATCTTTTTTCTATATTTACTGACTGCCCTATATATACTTTATCAGTATTATCAAATACTAATCTATAAATACCTATTGTCATTATACTAAAATAGCCCTCATTCTATTACCAACTACAGCGGCTCCTATTTCTCGAATACTTTTAGAAATTAGGGTCTTTGGGTCTCTTGTGGTTGGACGCTCTTGGGCCCCGCCTGCTGAAAACGTACCATAGGGATTACGCATGTAGTTATAAAATACTGAAACCATTCCCTCTCTAGACTGTGATAAGCGTTCCACGCGGGCTGACTCAGCCAATCTGCCAGACCTAAAGTTGAGTACCTTCGTTTCATTTCCAGTTCCCATGTTCTTCTTGATCTGTTCAAAAAGTCGTGCATTAAGTAGTACCTGAAGTCCTGCTATTGGTTTAATTGTAGCTTTCTTACTGTTTCTAGTAATAGGTACACTGGAAGAAGAAACACTCTTAGGTAGTACTAAGCTCACTTTATCAGTAACTATTTTTGTACTCTTGGATACAGTAGTACTGCTATTATAGGGGGTAGTAGGCTTGCCGGTTTTAATAGAAGAAAGTATAGATTCAGCAATATATTGAGAAATGCTTTTAGAAGTAACTAAATTCAGTAAAAGATCTTTATCTTCTAAAAGTCTTCTGGATAGATGGGCTCCTAGTCCAAAAGCTTTTTCTAATTTTGCCTTATCTAAGTTACTTTTCTGGGATTCTAATGATCCAATCATCATACCAGATTCTATTAGTAACTCCATAACCAATTTTGTAGCAAACTTTTTACGAATAATTATTCTAGTGTCCGCTTGTTTAGTGTCTTTAGAAAACTTACGTACTAAAGTTTCTGGTTTTACTGTACTAGGTAGTTCTACTAAAGCTTGCAGCAGCCTTGGGCTTACTAAGCCTCTTTTTACTTCGGAAGATCCTTCGATGGAAGATATAATATCTACTTCTATATGCCCTATATTCTGTAAAATACCAAAGTTTCCTTTTAAGTATTCAGTTACTATTCTTCTAGGGCTATTACCTAATGTATCATCTATTAAATCTGAGAAAGCTGCATAATTAAATACAGATCTAAAATCATTACCAAATCTATCTGATATTGTTCTAAATCTTGGAAATATTAATAGTACAGATTTATTGCGTTTAGCTATTTCAGCTATTGATACAGTATTTTTAAATAACTTATTAAGACTAGACTTTATACTGCCCTGTTCGAATGCTAGACTTAGCTCATTTAGTTTATTCTCTAATTCAGCTGATGAAATAGTAACAAACGAATCAATATAAAGATTTATTACCTTCTTATACGCAGTATCTAATTCTTTAATTAGAATATCGTTATCTGCTAAATTCAGTAAATTACCTAAGTCTTCAATAAACTTAGTATTTTTAGCTAGTACAGTGCTGCGTATATTATCTATATCTAAGTATAGTGTGAAAGGTAAATTAGCATCAATATAGCTACGAAAATCCTTACCTTTACCTTCTATATGTTTGCGTACTTCTGCATGATCTTCCGCTATAAGCTTCTTAATCCAATTAGCTGTATAGAATGACATAACTTAGTCCCAGCTAGCTTTATATAAATTTAGAACTCTGGCAATATGTGCAGGTAGTGCAGTGGTAGTAATGTACTCAATTTGAACACTGTTAGTGCCAGGGGCCTTGGGGCTGTGCACACTACCATCATTTTTAAGATAGTAGGTAATTAAATCTAGTATTGCTAGTTTTAAATCGCCTGGTAGTTCGTCATACCCGGCGTAGTACGTTACCTTGTAACCCATGACTAACTTACTAAATACTGCGTCTTTATTAGTACCCCCATAGTATGGTAATGCAATAAGCTTATCAGAGTCTAGGTCGAGTACATAATCTGAATATTCAGTTAATTCCGTATACGTCTTACCATAATCGGTACTAATTTCTACTGCCGAGATTGCTTTTACAGGAAATTCCTTTAATATATAGTAGGCTTCACCACCATTAAAGTACTCAACCTTAGCTTCGTCTACGTAGTCTAGAAATGAGCGTCTACAATAAGATTTGATTAACTCACTAACACTTGGTATTAGTGCCTCTATTATAGTATCCTGGTTAGTACTACTAATGCCAGCATACGCCTTATACTCATCCAACGTTACTAGAGGTAGTCCCATGTTTATTTCCTTGTTATCTTTTATAGATACTACTAAATATCTATAAAAGATAAGGGCCGTAGCCCTTATCAGTGTTAGATTAGTTCCAACGTAGTGTCTTAACCCCACTACCAAGATTGGTAGTTAGCTGAGTCATACCAGTACGTAGTGATGCAACCATAACCTTGCGTTGAGTTTCAACTAGATCCTGCGTATCAAAACGTAGACCACGCTGGTTACCAACTAGATAGTTTGAAGTAGCAAAAGCTAGTGCACCAATGTTAGTAGTAGCGCTCGAAGTACCTGTAATCTTATTAGCCATTTCAGCGGATACGAATACTGGACTATTACCAATGAAACCTACTTGACCAGTTAGAATGGTAGCCTTAGGACCAACCTTATCGAAGGTCATGAACATGGTGTCTTCTAATAGATCGTAGTATACGTCGTTAGAAACGATGAATGATACGTTATCAGGTTCTAGACCCCAGGTACCAAGACCCTTACGTAGTGAACGTAGAGTAGCAATAGTAGCAGTACCTGTATTAGTTACTAGAACAGTACTAGTAGGTTCATAAGTACATAGGCCCTTAACTGGATCGCCGCCAGTACCTGCACCTAGTAGGAAGGCCTTGTCAACTGACTTAGCTACACGACGTACCATAGCATCGCGCACGATAGGTAGTAGGGTAATTAGTGAGTCTTCTTCTTCTTCATACATTAGGTACTCGGTAGTAGCTAGCTTGTAGCTATTCAGCGTGATTTCACCTAATTGATGAGTTTGTGCTGCACCAGGCGAAGCAGTAGTACCAAACTGAGCATTAGTAACCCAAGTACCGTAACCGGCTTCAGGATTTAATGGCATAGTCATTACGTTAGTCTGCATAGCAATATTACGTAATAGAGGTGCTACGACTAGTTTACGACGAACTTCAGATTCCATATTTAATGAAACTTCAAGTTCCCAGGTAGTAGAAGCCATGTGTGATGGGTTCTTACCGCCAACAGTAGCCTTTTCTAGTAGCTGCTTACCGAACTTGGTGCTCTCGATGGACTTGCCAGAGAACTTCGATAGTAGAACAGCCTTTTCACGATCAGCGTATGTAATCTCATCAGTATTCTGACCTTCGCTGAAGCTCATCTTGCTGCGATGTAGGGCTTCTAGTTCTGATGCCTTTTCACGTAGTGAGCTTTCTAGACCTTCTAGGGCCTTCTTGCTTGAGTCAGCTTGTTCAGCTAGACGCTTTTCTACGTCGGCTAATAGACGTTCAGCACCTGAGGTACCGACTGTAATTTTTGATACGGCTTCATCGATGCGCTTTTGCATAGCCGCTTCTTCAGCTAGAGCCTTCTCCTTAGCAGCCTTTTCAGCAGCTTGGGCGTCTAGAAGAGCCTTGGTAGCATTTGCCGCAGCCTTTTCAGCAGCTTGAGCAAGCATAAGTTCTAATTCTTTTGGATCCATTCCAATTTCCTTCAATGTTGTGCTTTTTGCTTCCGCTGGGGATTCTAGCCCTTTAGCTGATTCGCTTTTGGGTGCAAATTGCGTTTTAAATTGTTTATAGTCAGCTTCGTCATCGAAAGCTTTTGATAAACTAAATAGAGTATCTTGGTTACACGGTACTGATACTACCGAGATTTCTACTAGTTCTAACTCTTTAATAACAAAGAGCTCTGTTGCTGCATTGTATTCCGCGTCAAGAACACGAAAACCAATACTGAAAGCAGTTAGTACACCGTCTTTGATTAGGTTAAAAACCTCAGCAGCTGCTGAGATTCTTGCTTTAACCCACAGACCTTTATTATCAACCTTGTGTTCGATAACTCGACCTATTGGATCGTCGTGATCATGAAAAGCCAACACGATTGGGTTTTTAAGATAGTTCTTAATACCAGCTTCCCAAACACTACTAGGTACTACGTCCCCTGCTCTGTCTTCGACATTACAGCTGGCATAGCCACTTATATAGATGCTATCGATTTGCTCGGCAGCTGTTGGTAGTTCTTTCGTGAAGGAGCTATCTAGGTGAAAGATCTTATCTTTACTAGCCATTATTATCCCTTCGTTAGATTAAAATTTGCGAGCAAATTTACAATGTTCTTATTATACCTCCGTAGCTAAAAAATGTCAAGGACTATTTTTTAGGGGGTATTTGTTGTGGGTTTAGGGCTAGATGCTGGCTTCTTTGGAGCACCGCCAGTAGACGGATCTACAGCTGATCCTGCAATATTAGCAGGTACTCGTAGTTTGTCCGATTCGGGGTCTTTATCTTTCTCGTAGCGTAATTCTACTCTAGCTTCATTTGGCGTTAGCACGCCCCCATTAACTAGTGTAGTATGGTAAGCTGCAACATCTTTAAGTTCGGGCTGTAGTGCAGAAACATTACTAACTACAGCATCAATATCATAGCCAGTTAGCAGTTCCATAGCAGACACGTACTTACGTACAATAGGCATTACCGTTTCTAAGTAAAACAAGCGTAAGTTCGGAGAGATATTTGCCTGGTTTCCTCCGTCTAGGAGGACGGGTGGCACACCTAGTGTTTCTAAAATCTTGACATTATTGGACTTAATACTAGTATCAAAGTCTAATTCTCTAAAGCTATTAGCACCGGCGAGTGGTACTGGCTTCATACCACTATCCAGAATTACTGGCTTCTTACCACCAGACTTTGGATTGTAGTTTCGTAACCAATTTAATACTGTTTTATCTTTAGCTACCTGACTTAGGGTATTATCCGTAGTAATAGCTATAGTAAATATAGCACCATTCTCAAAGAAGTTCTCCTGAAAATCCTGCATTTTATACAGGATTCTAATATTTCTATTAGCTGCAACTAGTCTACTAGTACCTCTATATATTGATACTCCGCTGACATCTTTGAAGTGTGCTATTTCGTTGGGGGCAAACTCAGTAGTTCCGCCCATATACTTATAACAATTAATAAACGTCTTAGTATCAGGAACAATCTGCATATTTACTGCTGGGATGTGATATAGAAAAGCCCCATCAAAATAGATAAAAGCGTTACCTTCTAATAAGAAATCAGTAAATAGATTAGTTCTAAATTCCTGTAGTGATTGATAGGGGTTGGGCCTACTATTTAGTAAATTAACCAATGTTTTTACTTTTAGCCCGGGATAGGTTCCGCTATTTAGTTTTTCTTTAACGTCGTAGTCTAAGCTTGCGCATGCGTTAACTATCATATTAACGCCGCGATTAACTGACTCTAGATTACTAAAAGCATTTGTATAATTAATTGAGGCAGTTGTATTTACTGCACTACCTTCTTGGTAGGAGATAGTCTCCTGTGCTGGGTTTGCTTTTTCCTCGGTGTCTACGAACCAAGTAGCTGGGTTATACCATGTCATTTTATTCCTTACGTAAAGGCGCTAAATGAGATGTGTCCAATTCCTTCAAGCTTAACGGTAGGGTCTCCAGACTCCAGTCTTGATTTTTGTAGTGCTATCCAACGTACTTGTTTATCTGCAGTATTCTTAGCAGGCTTCTTACCATATATACCATGTAATTTTACGTGATGACGATTACATAGAGTATATACTAGTTCGTAAATCTCTTTTTGATGTGCTTCGATAAACTCGTCTCGTACAGCTAAAATTCCTTCATCTGTGGAGATATCATACCCTTTTGCTTCGGACCATTCTTCAAGTAGCAGGGTGATAGAGTATACGTGATGTAACTCTAAATCTACTGTAGTACCACAGATATGGCAAGTATCCTTCTTATCATAAGCTGCTTTAGCTTTATCTCTAACCCATTTGACTGGAATGCGATTATTTCCGGTATTCTTTGCCATATTTATACTTATAGTTTGTGGTAGCTCACATTATATCAGCGAAGCTAAATTACGTCAAGTATATTTTTGACACTCAAAGAAAAAGCCCGTATAATTTCTTATACGGGCTTTTTCTTTTATCTATTAAATAGCTTTTGTAACCAGGTTTTACTTTTTTCAGTAGCTAGAGCGTTCTCTATACACCTCAACTTGAGATCGTATTCTGCCTTTGTTATTGCGTGCTTCTCAGCTTCTCTAATAAAGTTTTCGTATGACTCTACGGATAGCTTCTCCAGTTCTACATCTTTCTCTAGTTCTGCAATATAAGCGTCTTGTTGCTGTGCTTGTTCTTGCATACCCTCTATGTCAGTAGCTAGAGCATCAATTAACTTAATATGATCTACTGTAGAATCCTCTAGTAGTTGTTTTTGCTGCATTAGTGCATCGTAGTCCTCTGTACTAATGGGTAACTCTACACGAGTATTAAGCTCTGGACGTAATGTAGCGATTAGATACACTTCTAAAATATCAATATGATCTCTATGACATTTTAACAGTACTTCGCCTCTAGGATATCCATATATCTCAAACTCGCTCTGTAGCTTAGACGCAGCCTTCTTATTTTTAAAACTAGTATTATGTTCCTGCCATCGTCTATCTATATCTATAGATTTGCCTATATACCGCTTACCATTACTAAAAGTTAGTTGATAGATTCCTGAAACCATATTATTATCCTTATAGCGTATACGTATGTAGCGCATACCTAACAGCATCAGGTATATGGCTATATTTGTGTACGGGTTTTTCTTTTGTCAATGTCTCGCGCTGATCCCACTGATATTGGTCAAACGCAGCTAGTGTCTCTCTACACCTACTATCAATTAATAGTTTACCCTGTTCTAGTAATGACTGAACTCTGGCAATTCCAGGTAGTACTTCTTTCTTACCCTTAATAGTGGCAATATCATATATGTAAGCTAAGTCGCCAGCAAACTGTGCTGCGGCGGAGTCTATAAATATAGAATCTATATTCCACTTAGCTATTAATTCTCTAAACTTCCCCACGTGTCCTAGCGTAGTAGCTTCTGCCTCTAGATACTCATCCACTATATGGAAGGTATCAGACATGGGCTTATATGCTAATACTATGAACGCAGTAGGATCTCGGTAGCCAGGGTCTAGTCCAGCAAAGAACTCTACTCCGCCTTCCATTTCGAAGTCTACGATATGCTCCGGCTTTACCTGCAGAATCTGACCTTCATACACGCTAAAGTTAGCCATGTACTCTTGCTCGAACTCCGCCCTGCTCATACTAGCTTTGGCGGATTCTACGTCTTTTACTGACATTCTAGGATTTTCTGTGTAGTCAGCCTTTA